AGCATGTTAATACTATCATCTGCAATCGTAGGCAGAAGATCTAAACAATCACCCAATAGTAAATTCACCATGCAGCAATATCCTTCACGAAGTCACATTCTAACAGAGCAGCAACATTTGTGCAAATGTAGTCATCATTACCAACTTTCTTGCCACCTTGCTGCACATTGAAATAGCACTTATCACTCTTCAAGTGTGCTTCAAAGTCTGCTTTGGTGATGAACACAATACGAGCATCTTTCTCATCAGGGTTGATACCACAGAAGATAAGACGCTCCCAATCTTTACCTACAGAAACATGATTGATAATAAACTTATCAACAGTCACACCACCTTTCTTGTTACGAGTAGCAAGAGCAAACTTAATCTCTGTCGGTATCATTATAGGTGTGTTCAACCATATTTTACTAATAACGCGATCATGTCCTGCGGTAGATGTTGCTGCACGTTCAACTTTATGTCCAAGATTATTCATCAACTGAGACACAAATCTTTCACCCAACTCACCTTTTTGCTTAGGTGAAAGAAATACATAACCCTCAAAGTTTGTACCCTTCCAAGGATCTTGAAGATTGCTGTCAATATAATCACGGAGAGAACCGTCTGAGAAGATAGATTCAAACATGAGTGGGTTGCATTGCTTTGACTCTTATAGAATACAGGAAAAAGGGTCCAGATCAACCGATAGTGGACACCTTACCAACTGACACAGTGGTTATTTGATCACTCTCCAGTTATCATCTCCATTCTCTTGCATCCAAAACCAGTAACGTCCAGAGATAGATGATAAAAACACCTTATCATCTTCCCGCTTCTCAATAGTACAAGAGTGTAGATTGTCCATCATGTTAGCAAAGCGATTCTTTGCTTTTTTGGACTTGGGTTGAACACAAATAAATTGTTTTTTCATGAGAGTTGTGATAAAGAATGAAGAATAGATCAGCGACGGGTTACAGAATCATACATTTCTCCTCTCTCAAAAATAATGTCAACACAGGTTTGTAATGCACGAGCAGTAGAGACACCAACCTGAGAATAGACAGGAACACAACAGAAACCGAAAGACTTATCTTTTGCAAGACGCAATACTCTACCAATACTTTGAGTCATCTCAATGGTGTCCATGTTACGCATGAAGATGACACCCTCCAACTGACTCACATTGATACCTTCAGACAAAATAGAACGGTGAAGAACAACAAATTTCTTGTCGGATTGGCGTCCCCAAGAGTTCAGAGTGTTGAAGAACTCCTCACGGGATACTTTCCTACCATCAACGATTGCACCAGTCTTAGCGGTGATATAGAGATAGGAATAACCACGATCAGAAAGTTGCTGGGCAAAATCTGTCTGGAACAGTGTGATCAACTGCTTGGTAGTCTTGGCACAAACCATAACTTTATTGATAGAAAGGTCATCAACAGTAGTGAGAATGTTGTTAGATTCAAGATGAGGAGTGATAGACTTGCGATCAACCTTGTCCATCTCAATCACCTTGACTTTAGGTGGCACAATGTAACCACCTTCAACCAACTCAGGTGCAGAAACTCGTGCAATAATAGGACCATAAACCATCTCATCATTCATGCCTGGTTTGGCAATAGTGACAGAAGTCTTACGAGTTGCAGTAAAGAAGTAGCAACGATCTGCTTCATCAGAAAAGAACTCAGTTGCAGGGAAAAAGTTACGCTTGACTGAATTATGTGCTTCATCAAAGAAGATCGTGTTGACCTCAATATCTGCCTGACGAACACGCTCAAGAGAATTGTAGGTAGTGAAGATAATCAAATTCTCACCAGCAGTACGAGCACAATTAGCAAACATTGCAATCTTGTCTACTTTTGTAGTGCTGAAGTGTTGAGTCTCACCACTATGAATGTGCATAATGTGAGTGTGACTGGAATCAATCACCTCAAGAAATTCAGAACACAATTGCTCTGCAAGAAGAATACGTGGAGCAACAACAACAGTAGTAGTACCACAATCAGTAGAATTAAGTATACGCTGAAGATCAGTAATCATACACATAGTTTTACCACCACCGGTAGGTACGATCACCTGACCTTTGTTGTACTGGGACAATCTCTCTACGATACGTTTTTGATGTGGGCGCAGAGTGATGTGCATGTAGTCTCTTGACTTGATGAATATAATATACACGAAAAAACCACCCCTGTGTGGAGTGGTGTGACAGTTTAGGAAGTGGCACTCTTCCACACTGGTTTCTTTGGTTGGATTCCTCCAGACCATATGTTTTCCTTATTTCTCCATTCTTTTCTTAATTTCTTATAATCATTATTGTTTGCTACAAAATCTCTGACTTTTTTAAATATCTGAGCAGATTTTGCGTAGTGACTTGTATCCCAATCATATGCCTGTGGAAGGACTTTACCCGTCTCTTTATGATACTTCTTACCCGAGTTATGGTTAGCATACCTTCTAGACCTTGTGAACCCCATCTCAAGAAACTTACGACACATATCCATACCTACAAAGTCAGATTGTTCTTTATAAGTTTTATACATCTCTAAAATTTTAAAAGATGATTGTGATGCTATATCAGGGGTTCTAAACTTCCAATGAATACAAATGTCGTCTGTATAAGGACGAACCAATAAAACTCCTTGTTCTCCCCTTCCAATACGATAAAGTTTACGAGTTTCTGAATCTGTGAAGTCAAGTTGTTTGTAATCCAGTTCATAATCAAATTCAATCATGAGTGTTCTATAGAGACTTAAAGTTTTCCCATCAACCTTAACAAAGATATTCTACAGAGATCTTAGGGTCTTGTCAAGGCATAAAAAAACCCTCCTTTCGGAGGGTTAAAGATCTTATTATGATTCAGATCATTCAGCAGTACCATCATACTCATTGCCTGGATTGGTTCCAGATCCATCAGCAATGTGATTACCTGTAAATGCAGAATCCAGTCTGGATCTGTTAGGGACAATGTATGCGTTTCCGTTTCCACGAACTTTAAAGTCTGGTGAGACAGCATCTTGACCAACGTATCTGTCGTTTGCACCAGATGTAGAACTAAATCCAGTTAATCTCACGTAAGCATTATCTCTTGCAAGAATTTGCAGAGTTGTTGTTGTATTACCACTTCCTGATGAAGAACCATTGTTGTCAAAGATTGTCGCTCTGTCATTCATGTTGACGTGACTACTCATCAGTGCTTCAATCGCAGTAAATGAGTATACTGAACCATACTTATTACCATCGGGGTTGTTTGAGGTAATACCTAGATTTCCACCGAGAGTAAAGTGTGAAGAACCATTAGCAAGGATAGCACGTCTATCATTAAAGGTAATTGTTGATAGACCAGACAGTCTATATGTTGCTGTTCCGTCTCCCCTCATGGCATCTTTGCTATTTCCTGCAACGTATAGTTGTCTAGCATTGATATTTGAGTCGTAACAAATAATTGCATGTCCTCCTGAAGATAGAACATCAGTTCTATCAATTCTAGCGTGAGAAGTCTCCGAGAGAACTACACCTGTTGATCCTGAGTTGACAACTTTTGCACCATTAGTAAGATAAATTGATGCTCCTCTGAAACCACGGACATTAATGCCGCCAGAGTTTGCCAGATATGCTCGAGATCCACCAAATGTTGCAAGTTGAGAGCACTGAGCATTTAGATGAGAGTTCAGATACTTACCATTTCCACCATAGACGTTAGCAGTTCTGAATACGCGAACACCGATTCTGCAATTAGTGATGCAAGAACCACCAGAAACATAACCGGAAGTACCAACATTATATCCGAAGTAGAATCCAAGCATAGAGCAGTTGACGACTCGGACACCACCACCCAACTGGGTGACCTTGACCTCATCTACAACTTCGAGATCTGTTTCATCATCATCGTCAAGATCAACTTCAAGGTAAGTTGCTTCAAAGTCGGAAGTATTCAGAGCAGAAGTGTTCCTATATCCACCGATGCTTCTACTAACATCAAATCTAGATGTTTGACCAACACCAATAACTGCGAGGTCTTTCAGAATTGGATTACCTCCACCCGGTTCAATAACAATACCACTACAATCATAGAAGGTAAGTCTAGTTCTATAGTAATTTCTTATAATTCCTTCGTTATATGTTCTTGACTGCAAAGAATCACCTTGTCCACCAACCATTGGGTTTGGATATGAACCTGCTGGAGATGTTGGATCAAAGAACTGATCGTGAGTATGAATACCAGCATTTGCTGATGGATTTCCACCATCACGGACACCTGCTTGATTGTAAAAGTGGTTTCCAGTATCGCCTGGTTTAGTTCCAGCAGTACCATAACCAACAATCATGATACCTGCACTCATCGCCTGAACTTTAAGCGATTCCGTGAAGAAGTATTCTCCTTGGTCTAGTTGAATAGTAATTGCTACACCAGGACTGATAACTGTCTTAGAAAGTCTATCAATCTCAGATCTTAGTTTTTCTGCTCTTCCAGTTGAAGTTGCACCACTCACATTAACAATAGTGTCCTCAGCAATAATTAGAGGACCACCAGTTGCTGAGGTGGTTAATACACCAGAAATACTGATGTCTTCAACCAGGAAAGAGGTAACTGTTGACCCGATGGTAACGTTTCTCGTTGTATCATCAACAGTAACTAGACTTGCTAGTTGTGATAATTCTCTATTGTTGTTCGCCATTTTAATTCTTTTTGCAGTGTCGTGTCTGTTTTATTTATAAATTATTTATTGTAAACACCCCTTGGGTATAATTGACCCTCTGTTGGGCGTTTACCTATTGACCAAGCTGGTTTTGATGCCTTTGGATCGGCACCATCAGTTGTTGTAAGAACATTCAAACTTAAAACTGTATAATTGTTGTTTTGCGTGGCCATTAAGCACTCTCCTGATTATTGATAGACTTTGACATAATTACCTCTCGGGAATAATTGTCCACTAATCGGGCGTTTACCAGTCAACCAAGTTCTCTTTGCTTTGTTATCAGCACTTATATTTATATTTCCAACTCTTACGGTTCCATTTGTAGATGTAAAACTATCATCTCCTGGAACATCACCTTGATATTGAAACTCAGTTGCCTCAGTATTGAAATCAGCAGCTGCTGTGAGAACATATAAACTTGCAGTTGCATAGTTATTGTTTTGTGTTGCCATTAGATTTTTCTCCCACAGAATGCAATTCCTCTTGTGAATCCTTTACTGTCTTCATAATTATAAGAAGCACAAATTATAACATAAACTTCAGTATCACTTACAGTAATTGTGTCACCTTGTTGAATATTGGTTTGTGTAGTATGAAATTCAAAATTAATTAGAACAAAATCATCTGGAATATAATATGGTGATGGTGCAATTTTTGCATTAAGTGGTATACCTTTGATTACCGCATTATAATGAACATTTGAATCCAAAGCATCTACTCCATAACCAAGAGAAGATCTGCCAGTTGACCCACTATTACTGCCACCGTCCTTGGTGCCACCGTCCCCACCACGAGATGTATTTGCTGTTCTCACATAGAAGAAATTATCATAGTATGATGATCCAGTATCCGCGAATGCACCTTTGTACCTAGTCAGAAAATCACCTACGCTATTAAAATTGCTATAACCCCATAATGCAGATCTCTTAGCGGCCCGCGGGCCCATAAATGTCTGAAAATCAATTGTACAACTAGTACTATCACCAGAACCACCTGGTTCAATTAGAGTAAGTCCACCGAGATAAAGGTGATCATAATCCCATAGAGACGATGTGAAATTATGCAAAAAGAATGTTGCGTAATTATTATCAGAGATCTTTGTAGAAGATCTTGTGTGTTGAGTATAGTTAAAAACTACAAAATTCGTATCTAGTCCTGACTTAAATATATTCAGTTGAAGTGGTTTATCAGTTCCTCCAGAAACTGTGATATTAGTTAATTGCTGGGCGTGGCCACCGACGTCGGAACTTGAATCGGTAATCTTCGTGCCGTAACCGCCGCTGTATGAACCGCTTTGGGTACCTCCATCAAGGAAAGCACTTCCTCTCCAACTATTTGCATATCCATGCTTTTTGTCAGCAGTGTCATCTGTATTTGTCGGGTGAAATGATGAACCATCATATATTTTGATCTGAGTCTCAGATGTAGCTTTAAAACCAGTATAGGTATCGCCAAATCTTTTATTATTTTCAATCACACGACGAGCAACACCCCATGGATAAGTACCGTTAGTATCTTTATCAAACCAGGTAGATGCACTTCCAAATGTGCTGGGTGTTGCTCCACCAATCACATTAGCATTAAATGTTATATCTGTAGCATCATTATCAGAACCTCCAATATCAGCAGCTGATATTGTTAATGCCTCATTTTCAGCATATCCACTTCCTGGACGATTTACAAATACATTTGTAATGGAACCACCACCAGATCTTGCTACCATAAAAGACGCTCCTGAACCAGATCCCTCAGTTTCGGCAAAGCAATCTTGAAAAGTAGTGCTACCAAAAGAAGCAGCGGTACCGCCACCAGTGTATGAATCAATATTCTTAACTAGTCCAGAAATTGCTGCACCATGAATTCCTGCCCAAGACAGTGCAGACTGTAGTTGGTCAATTAGATCTTCTTTGTTGTAAAATGGTGCTGATCCTGAAGATTCACCACCAGCAGAATAGTGGAACGTAGTAATTGCCATTTTTTCTTATGCCTCCAGTTGAAGAAGTGTTAAAGTTGCTGTAATTGTTTGTGTTGAACCAGATAAGTTAGTCACTGCAGCATAAATTGTAGTTGTTACAGTACTTTCAAGGTTTCCACCAATAACAAAGGGAGATATAGTTTTCGTTTCGGACCCAGTTGTAACGACCTCGGCAATAACACCACTGCCTGGTGTTGGATCTTCACCTACACTTCTAGAAGCATCACTTGTTCTAGACGCACCATCTGTATATAGTCTTATCCATGCTGCTGCACTCAACTGAACTTTCATAAGTGCATAAGTCTTAAATCCAGTAATAGTAATGTTATCTGTTGCATTATCTGCAATAGATGCAGTTGTTTGTGCTGCTGTGGATCTAGATTGTAACGAATCTCCGCCGCCATCGCCATCGCCGCCACCACCGTCAGTGGCAACAGTAGAAATACCGGTGATTTTTCCGGTAGAATCAACAGTAATGACTGGAGTAGCATTTGATGCACCATAACTTCCCTCAGAAGCACCGGTCAGTCCAGTGAGTGCAGAACCATCTAATGCAGGCAATGCACCTGAAAGTTTTGATGAAGAAACTGTTGATAATAATGCATCGGTAACTATACCTGTAAGATTTCCAGCAGGAATACTTGTTAGATTCTCAGCAGATATAGCAGGTAATATTTCTGGAAATCTTGCATTAGGAATGGTTCCTGCTCCAAGATTAGATGCATCTAAATCTGTAAGGTTTTCACCATTTATTGTTGGTAAAGTTACTGGAAATCTTGCACTCGGAATTGTTCCTGATGCTAACTCTGAGGCATCTAAATTTGTTACTTGTGTGCCGTTTAAATTAGTTAATTTTGATCCGTTTAATATTGGTAAAGTTCCTGGAAATCTTCCTCCAGGAATTGTTCCTGACGATAAATTATCTGCATTTAAATTGGTTAAGTTGGCACCTGATCCGGAGAATAAACCTGCCTGAATTGTTCCGCTTGATAATATAATACTTCCACTTCCGACTATATCAAAACCTGCAAGATTTAAGTTCCCACCTAGGTTTGGATTAGTGTCACTTGCAACTAGAAAGTCGGTTGCAATTCCAGTCAACCCAGAACCGTTACCGACAAATTCTGATGCAGTAACGACTCCAGCAGAAATATTCCTCAGAGTTGTGATTCCAAGGACTTCTAATTGATTTAAAACAAGTCCCGTAACAGTTGATGCAAATGATATAGTTAAATCAGTATCATTGATTGTTACGAGACTTGCTAATTGCGATAATTCTCTATTTGCTATCGGCACTGCAGTCTCTTATAGCGTCTATCTTTGTTATTTATAACGTGATCAAGATTAACCTTGTTTCACAATAATAAACTCACATTCAGCTGCTAGCATTGTACAACTATCACCTTGAATATTATCTCCGTATTGTGAGATTCCAATACGATCATTTGCTACCAGGTTTAAAAATGTATGAACATTAAGATTAGATTTTCCGTATAATGAACCACGATTATAATCATAAGATGCAGTTGATGTTATCTCGGTTCCATTTTTAGTAACAAATGCTCTAACGGTATTTCGGCTTGATGTTGATCCGTTGTTATAAACCATATTGGCCTGAATACTGTACCAACCAGCTTTTGTGACTGTTACTACACCAACATTATTGCTGACTGTAAAATGATCAGAATCATTAGTTTCTGAAAGATTAAAGTTAACTGTAGGTGGACTTGAAGAATCTGTTTCAGTTACTGCTGCAGAAACATCGGTCTTACGATGACACACCGGAATATCGCGCTCAACATTACCTTTAATGTAAACATCACCACTTCCATAAACTCTCATGACAGAGTTAGAGTTTAATGGTGCAAAACTTAGTATGTTGCTGGTTCCGTCTGGATTAGCATTACTTCTAATATCCAGTAGTTCTTCGTCTGCATCGCCATCACCGGCAATAATAACAACCTGATTGTCTGCTGCTTCATCTTCTTTACAGAAAATTGCTACTGGATCAGCGTTTTGTCCGTCACCAAATGCAATCATAGCAACAGATGATCCACCACCAACAACCAAATTGGGATGACCAGCAGCATTACCATCAGCATCAGTTGATGGATATGTCATGCCACTATAGAGTTGTGCCGTGTCGCCAATGGAAACTCTATCCATAAATT